GATCCTGAGGCATTGCCATTTTTTGGGCGAGTTCATTGACATCAGGTCCAACGTCCTCACTGAGGATTTCCGACTCGTTGGTAAAGGCTACTTGCTGCTGTTGGGTTTCGATCCCCGATGTCTCGGGCTGGACGCTCGGTGTAATTGTGTCAGTGTCAAAGCCTGCTTGGAAGCATCCAAACCACTTCTTTCTTTTGTATCGTCGTCTCTCGATATTGTGAACTTTAGTGATGACTGGCAGCACACTGTCGAGGGTCATATCCTCATAATGACAGTACTGAGATTCTTGTGTTGTTGGATTGAAACGTTTGCTGAAGTAATGGTTGTCGGGATAAGGAGTAACCTCAAACTCACTCTCCGTAGATCTGTTTTTGCGAGACAACCTAATCGCTCCGTGAATACGGTCTTCGGGGGAACGCCCCTTGGTGGTCTTGCCCGCAGAGCCCACGCTCACCCCATTTTGCCAGATCGCACTGTCAGGGGTGCAGTAACTGCTCTGCGGAGCTTCTTCTTCAGGAACGGGTAAGGTTCCTGTGCGAGAAAGCTCTGCACTGAGTTTTGGGGAGGCTTTGATGAATCTTCTCACCATAACGCTCCAGGAAGGACGTGGCATTTCCTTCATCCTCATTTCGAGTTCTTTCGATTTGGGGATATCCTCTATCAGGTTCCAAATCTGATCAAAGAACTTTCTCCCGTGAAAGAAACTCTCTGCTTGGGCGCTTGCCATTGCGCTTGCCATTTGTTCTTCGTAGGTCACAGCGTTCGAGGGCACTGTATACAGGAGCATCTTATAAATGCTCTTTTTGTCCAAGGCTGCCACGAAGATGGGAAATTCTTCATGATGAACAAAACTGCGTTTCAAAAAGGTGACCTCACTAATTGGTATGAATGGAATGCTCTCTGCACCCTTCTCGGCCATTGTGTATGTGACACCAATTCTCGCAAAACCCGCTTGAATACTTGTGTGATTGTACTCCGCATAATCAGGGTGGACTTTGATGAACACATCATCACCGAGGGTTCGTATGAACACAGCCTCGAAAAACTTTGATGCCATAGCCACTTTTTGTGCGTAGT